GAGAAGCATCATCCAAAAGATTCGTTGGCATCATCGGTGCTTTTGTTTTGTTTGGCACTATGGCTCACAATTCTCTTAGTCCTGCTGACATTGTACCTTCTCCCGATTTGGTTACTGCGGTAGAATTCATCGTGATTGCTTGTCTTGGATTCACATCTATTGACAAGTTCTCTAACAAAAAGGAATGATTGCTATTTAGTAGAGATGATCTTCCAAAGAATTAATTTTCACGACAATGTCCTTCCCGTTTTCAAAGAAAACAAGGCGAAAGGATATGTCACTTTCGGAGCGGACAATCTCTATCCCGAATTTCTAATAGAACTATTTAACAAAAGCCCCAAGCACAATGCAATCGTTTCTTCAAAAGCTTCGTATATATCTGGAGTTGGCACTAAAGTATTTGGACAAAACACCGTTGACATCGCAAAAGCCGAAGCCAAGATCAAAGCCATCAACGGCTACGAAACCCTTGACCAAGTCAAAACCAAAATAGCGTACGACCTTGAGTTATTCAATGGTTATTGCTTAGAGATAATTTGGAACAAAGCGAAGACGGCAATTGCAGAGATTTACCACATCCCTTTCAAGAATATCCGCAAAGGACTTGAAGCTGAGTATGTGTATTGTGAGGATTGGACTGACCGCAAAGCGGAGCAAGTTCACTATCAGCCATTCAACGCAACTACAAGAGAATCAAAGTCACTTTATTATTGCCAATTCTACCGACCTGGTCAAGGCGAATATCCTTTGCCGGATTACATCGGTGCGTTGAAGTACATTGAAGTGGACACCGAGATTTCAAATTACTATTTGAACTCAATCAAAAACGGATTCACCGCACAAACGCACATCCAGTTATTCAAGGGAATCCCAACACCTGAAGAAGCTCGTGCAACTGCAAGACGATTCAAGGAAAACTATCAAGGCACGGACAATGCCGGTGGACTTATCATTCAGTATAACGACCCACAAGAGAAAGAGTCGGTGATCAGCAACTTGCAACCATCGGATTTCGACAAGCAATTTGACTTATTGAATAAGACCGTACAACAAGAGATATTTGTTGCACACAAGGTAAACTCTCCGATGTTGTTTGGAGTGCGTGTGGAGGGTCAATTGGGTGGTCGTAGCGAGATGATTGAAGCGTATGAGATGTTCCAACAGTCATACATAGAACCCCGTCAACAAAAGATTGATGATACTTTCACTTATTTGTTTGAGTTCATCAGTCCAGTTCGCTTGGAAACCATTAACAAGCCACCTATTGGAGTTGATTATGTTGCCTTGTTTACTGCTGGACTATTAACGCAGAACGAAGCACGGAAGGAATTGGGATTTGAAGAGATAGAACCAACCGTTGCACCCGTTGCCTTGTCATCACAAAATCCTTTTGGATGGGATGATGAAAGAGATTTGGCGGTGTTTATGAAGTACGGTGAACCTGCGGAGAACTTTGAACCGATGAAGTTTGACTTCGCATCTGCGATTGAATCAGCCATCTTGAATGTACTGAAGGAAAACAAAGGTTTGCAGATAGGTGACATCGTAAACATCACCAAACTTGATCCACAAGTCGTGGTTGATACCATTGCAAAATTGAACGAAGCCAAGTTGATCAAGGGATACAACGAAGGTCTTGAGGTTACACCAAAAGGATTGGATGAAATCAGTCAATTGCAAACCGAAATCGTGGTTCGTTACAAATACTCTATCGCACCAGGAATCAGCGGTGGAATAATCATACCGGGTTCTCGTGAGTTCTGCCGTCAAATTGTTCAAAGCAATCGGGTATATTCTCGTGCGGATATTGATGCGATGTCGGCTCAGAGTGAAACGGGAATTGATGTTTGGAGCAGACGAGGTGGATGGTATCACGATCCCGTGAGAGATGTGAATGTTCCACAATGCAGACACATTTGGCAACAACAATTATTAAGGAGAATTAAGAAATGACGAACTTTGTATATTTCATATCAACGAGTTATTTGAAGTCGAACACGCCTTTGAATGAGAATGTTGACGATAAGTTGCTCAAGTCAGCAATCAAAGAAGCTCAAGAGATTTATATCCGGGATGTCATCGGTTCAGGTATTTACAACGAGTTGCAAGTTCAAGCATTCGCAGGAACGCTAACCAACTTAAACACAACCCTTTTGGATTCATACATCGCACCTTGTTTGAGGTACTACACTTTGACTGAGGCAATGTTGCCAATGACATTTAAGTTGATGAACAAATCAGTTGCATCAAGAGAATCTGACAATGCTCGTGCAGTATCCGTAGAGGAGATGACATTGATTGAAGGTCGCTATCGTGATAAAGCCGAATACTATGCAAACAGGTTGCGTGATTACTTGCGTACCAATACAATCGATTATCCGTTATTCTTGAATCCAGGCAATACCTTTGACACCATCAGACCAAAGAACACCGCATTCAGCGGAGGCATTTATCTACCTACAAATTATGACGATTGTTTTTGGGGATACGACTTCCCCCACGAGGACAAATAAGTGGCAGAAGAACAACGAAGCCAAACTTCTCAAATTCCTAAAGAATGACCCTAAACCAAATCATCACAAAAATCCAAGAAGCAGCCGAAAGCCATAAGATGGTCGGTCACTTTGGTGTAGGTCAGCAGTCCAATCTCACGGTTGAGAATGTTGAGTACTATCCGCTTGTTTGGTTGTATCCTGATGGCTTCAATCTCCAGTCAGCCGGGAAGTTAATGACCTACAACTTTGCTTTGCTTGTGATGGATCGTGTTTTTGAATCTGAATCCAACACGATTGAGGTCTTGTCGGATACGGCTCAGATTATGGCTGACATATTTGCTTTGATTGACAACAACAATCAAGCAGATGGTGACTTTGAATTAAGCATCAACGGGAATGCCACTCCTTTCTACGATGCGAAAACTGATATACTTGCTGGATATGCAATCAACTTCCAAATCCTCACTCCTTATTTGGCTAATAGTTGCGTTGTTCCTGTGTAGTGTGCTTTGGTCAATGTTCAACTTTCAAGAAGAACACCGACCCGTACCACCGCAGATCAATGTAGAGATGCACGAGCGAATCGTTGAACATACCAAGATAAAAAGAATAAAGCTCATTGAAGAAATCAACCACTATGACACGATATTTCTTGATACTTTTAATGCTACATCTTCAGGGCTTGAAGGGGCAATCCGTCTCCATAGATTCTGCGACTCTACGAACTGCGAATAGTTACTTGGTCAAAGGTGCGATTGCAAGGCAGAAAGTAGGGCAATTGATGAAGATTGTCCAAGCGGATTCCGTCATCATTGATCAACAAGATTCAATCATCATCAAGCAGAAGTTGAACATCGGATATCTGAAGGATGACAACAATGCACTTGTCAAGCGAAATAAAGCCATCTCACGAACTTTAATTAGTTACAAGATGCTGAGTGTAGTCCTAACCATTTTAAGCGTTGCAATATGGCTGAAATAGATTTATCCAAATTGCCTGATGCACTTGATACTTATTTAGGTGATGCATCCGAAGGGTCACTCCTTCAGCAAATCATAGTTGAATGGTGGAACAAGAAGGTCATTCCACCAATTTGGGCGAATCTTGATGCCAATGGAACAAACGCATCATCTAAACTTCGCCAATCGTTCGCACCAGGAAACATCACCAAGTCACCCACATCAATCAACACCATTCTTGTGGCTGAGGATTATTGGGAGTTTATTGAATACGGAAGGAAGCCAACACGAGGTGGGCATATTGAAGGCACTCCGTACTTGTGGCAATCACTTGTTCAGTGGATAGAGCAAAAAGGATTGAAACCATACGAAGGTCAATCATATGACACTTATGCCAAAGCCATTGCAAGAAATATTCACCGCAGAGGAACTAAGCCACAACCATTCCTTGAGAAGGCATTCACGGAATCAATTCAGATGGAATTGGTCAACGAGTTGAATGCTCGGTTTGGAGATTTGATATTTAGTGAGGACATAAAAATCTAACTAAAAGGAAAATATATTTGCATTACTGATTTATTTATTTTACTTTTGCTCTCGTTATGGATTACACGAAAGCAATTGAAATCATCAAACTGAAAAGACGACAAGGTCTTTATCAGATTGTCGCAAGAAAAACGGGAGTATCGCTTCCAACTGTTCGCAAGTATTTAGTTGAGGGAAACATCGTTTCTCCCAAAGCAAAAGCCGTCATTGAGATTGCATTGAGGGAGGTGTCGAATGATTGAGTTAGCAATTAACGGATGGATTCTTTCCGTTCCTGGTATCGTGCAGGTAGAGAAATACATCTACACGATTGAAGCCGTTGACAATTACCTAATCAACAATCACTTTGATGAGCTGAGAAATTATGTCAATTCTCGCCAAGTTGGATTCGGGGATTGCGTGACTACTGAATTTGAT